TACCACAAATAACATGCCTTCTTACGTTGGATTTACAATTCTCTTGTGTGCCACAATTGTGGCCTCATTACCATTAAGAGAAGGGACTACTGGAAGTAGATGCTTCTCGAATGGTGACTTAGTTAAAACCATCAACACTTCCACGGTAGTATCGGAGGTTTGCTTAAAAGATGACATATCATTAATTAAATCTATTGGTGAACATTATAAAGTTGGCAATCAATTGGCAGCAGTACTGAAATACTTTAGACTTTATCAAGTTAAAGATTGGCATACCTGTAATCCCATATTAGATGAGCATGGTACATTCATGATTATGAATGTACAGGAAGATGGCCTTCTTATGCCTAAGATGCATACATGTAGGGTTGAGTGTGATATTTCAGTCAATAAGGAAACAGGGGAGATTGTTTTACATTCATATAGACTCAACCACTACCGTATTGCTGGCACAATCCAGCAGGCTGGCTGGTTTAAAAACAAAATAGAAATACCATTAGAAAATACATGCGAAAATATAGAAATAACATGTGGGCTTAAAACCATGAATGTCCATGCATGCTTTAGACAACATAAATCTTGTACAAGGTATTTTAAAGGCTCTTTAATGCCAGAACTAATGATAGAATCTATTTGCACAAATATAGAACTAATACTATTAACCACATTTATATTGGTCTCTAGTATAATTATGATGATACTAACAAAAACTTATATTGTTTATATACTAATACCATTATTTTACCCGTTTGTAAAAGTATATGGGATCATATATAATAAATACTTTAAATTATGTAAAAAATGCCTTCTTGCTGTGCATCCATTTTCTGATTGTCCAACAACTTGTATTTGTGGAATGGTTTACAATAACACTGAGTCGCTAAAACTACACAGGTTATGTTCTAACTGTACAGGATATAGGGCATTAACAAAATCTAGAAGGTTATGCAAAAGCAAAGGCTGGAATATCTTTTTATGCATATGTTTTGGGTTAATATTCTTCTCCTTTATAACACCAGTGCAGTCTGAGTGTTTTAAATTCGAGGATTTAACTCAGGAATTCAAAAGTTGTTTGTCAGAAAATGCACAAATAAAGGAAAGAGAATCAAACAATATAAAAACCATTATTGCTGTGCTTGTAATATTATTAACACTAATGGCATTTAAGATTCCTATTGTTAATGTTTATCAAATGATTACCATTACAAAGTGTAAATTTTGTGGAATGCTTCATTATAAGAAAAACCTTAAAGTAGGGGAAGGTTATACTAACAAGTGCCTTTTTTGTATTTGCTCTGAAGACAAGGGCTTGGTTGCTCATACTGCAAGAGAAAGCTGTAAATACTATAGTACTAAAAATATTGATAAAGTATTTACAATTTTGCTGATAGTTATACTAGTGATTTTAATTAAACCAATATACGGAACATCTACAGACTGTAGAGAATTTAGAGTTGATGAACCTACAATAGAACAAATCTCAAAATGTTTAGCTATATACCAAAATAAAACAAGTAGTGATAGAAAAGAGCAGGTAATTGAATCATTAAAACAGTATGCTACAAAAGAGGAGATTGAGAGTTTAAATATCCCAGATGATTATGAAGAGCTGAATACTAAGATAGAACAATTTACAGTTTTAGAAGGAAAAATCTTCTTAGAATACTATAAGTCTCAAACGTTATCAGAAGATGTAAACGGAATTAAGATTTTAAACGACCCCCAGAACATTAAATGGAAGATGTACATAAAACATAGGACAATGAACCTGTGTATGCCACACTCATATAAGTACATATGTAGATGCATACATTCATTTAAGTATTGTTCTAGCACAGCAACTGATCATGAGAGTGAAATAACCACTTACTATAGAGATAAAGCAGCTGAATATACGCATGATTTGAACCTATTGTTGGATGCAATAAAGTATGCTGTTCCAGGCCTAGGTGCTTCAATACTAGATCAAATCAAAAAAGATAAGGACTATGATAATATCCCACACATAACTGGCAAATTGCAGGTCTATGCAAAAAATAATATTCATTTGTTAGGAATCCTAAAATTTATAGACCATATGAGAAGTTTAAGTGTTACTGGTCTTCAGAAAGGTTCAGCAAGATTAAAAACAATTAAGTCAATATCTTCTGAACCGGTACTAAGAGCAAATACTGTAGGAGAAAGTCCTATCACATCATGCTACCAAGCAAAAAAAGCAACATGTGTCTCGCCCAAGGGTGTGGGGACACCAAATCAATACCTATTGTGCCAGAGTAAATTATATTTATGGCCTATGGATGGAGTTTATGTGAGCAATCGGAATCCTTCTGAACATTGCGCTGATGACACCCATTGCCATATACCAATAAATCCACCAAAAGATGATATTTCAAAGAAAGTTTGTAGGGAACATAATATAGAAACTAATACAGACATTTACTCTAAATCAGTGACAGAGTGTTCAGTTGAAAAATTTGGAACATGCAATGTTAAAAGTGTAACATGGCAAATAGCAGTGTGCAATGGTGTCTACTACTATACAAGTGCCAGGCAGCATGCTAAGGGTCATGATATAACATCCTACTGTTTAACAGCAAGCTGCACTGAAGCTAGATATCCATTTAGGAAAAGACTTTGTACTCAAACGGTATGGGACACAACTTATAGGGATAAAGTACATATAAAGAAACTATCCCACACTAACATAGAAAATTATATTGCTGCAATACAATCAGAACTATCTAATGACCTCTCAACACATTCGTATAGACCATTAAAAAACCTCCCTAAGGTTATACCCACATATAAATCTATATCCATACAAGGTGATGAATCAAAAACAGGTGTCAGAAATGCATTTGTAAAGTCAAGTCTGCCTGCAATAACAGGGGTATCAACGGGATTAAATGTAAAATTTAAAGACGGATCAGAATTGTTTTCTTTAGTGGTTTTTGTTAAAAAAATAATAGTTAAAGCAACATATAGGCATATTTATACAACAGGTCCAACAGTAGGGATCAATACTAAGCACAATGAGATTTGTACTGGTACATGCCCGAAAACAATTCCTGGAGAAAAGAATTGGTTAACATTCTCAAAAGAACACACTAGCAATTGGGGTTGTGAAGAGTGGGGTTGCTTAGCAATTGGGGCAGGCTGCCTATATGGCTCATGTCAAGATATATTAAAACCTGAATTAAGAGTGTATAAAAAGGTTGGGACTGAGACTCGCGAAGTAGAAGTTTGTATCACAATGCCTCATGAAACATTCTGTAATCTAGTTGATGTGCTTCAACCATTAATTAGTGAGAGAGTTCAGATCTCTCTAGAGACTGTAGATGTCAAACAGTTGCCAACATTAATAGGAATAAAAAATGGGAAAGTATTAGTTGGCGATATTAATGATTTGGGTAATACAGCAAAAAAGTGCGGGTCTGTTCAAATAACATCAGATAGTGTTATTGGTTCTGGAACACCGAAATTTGACTATATTTGCCATGCTGCACAGAGAAAAGATGTTATAGTGAGGCGATGCTATGACAATGCATATGATTCATGCAGGTTTCTCCAAGAAGATCCAAATTACAATATAGCTCAAGGGACAGCCACTGAATTGCATCTGAAGACTGCAAATATAGGTCAAATTGATTTTAAAGTTATGCTTGGAGATTTCGATTACGATGTTGTCTCTAGAGATTCAACAGTCATTATAAATTCTATTAAATGTGCAGGGTGCTCAGATTGTGTTGAAGAAATGGCATGCGCATTAAATATACAAGCAGAATCTTCTACCACATGCAAGGTAACATCAAATTGTGAATTATATATGGACAGGATCATTTTAGACCCAGCTGTGAATGATTACAGCCTTAAACTCTCATGCAAAAAAGATATAAAAATAATAAAAGTTGCAGTCTGCAAATCTGCCTCAGAAACAATACCAATCCTAAAGCAGAGTAGCGTTAAGCTAGATCTAACTAGTTTAGATGAGTCTGCATACATCCAGGAGCATGACAAAAAGTGTGGAACATGGTTATGTAGGGTAAAGGAGGAAGGACTGTCAATAATCTTCGAGCCCATTTTTGGGAAAATTAGCTATTATTGGAAGATTTTTATAGCAGTAACTTCTGCGATCATTGGATTGCTTGCACTAGTATATATCTGTTTCCCAGTTTGCAAGAGGTTAAAAGGGCTACTCGAACAGAACGAGAGAATATACCAGATGGAAACAAAATTCAAATAATCTGAGGAAAATAAACATTGGTTTATATTAATTAGTTGCTTGATTTAATTTCCAATTATCATGTTAATAAATTCATTCCAAAATTTATTTCAAAATTAGGGGCTTTGCCTCAAGTTTGCTGCTAAGAAGTTGCTATATGTGGTAGCACACTACTCGTCGCGGCGTAGCGTCCGC